CTCAAAACCTGAGGTTCCGGATTGACGCGTGTACCGACCCGTGAGACTTACCGTCACATAGGTCGATGATCGGCGTAGGCGCAGTCCCGTAAGTTTACTACGGAACATGCTGACTGGGTGATCCTCTTTCGTTTTCAGAATAGAGGGTACATCCGAGATGCCGGCTAAGACTTCGATCTGTCTCGCCAGAGGTCCCGGCAGCTCTTGGCAACTTCCACTAACTGAGTAATCAGTCGGAAGAGTGTTGCCACGAAGCGCGGCCCAAAGATACGGTTCATGGCGTTCCTCCTTTCTCTCGTCAGGCTGAAACCTGAGAAAAGAGAAGCGGTACACGCCATTACCAATATGCTTGGGTTGAGCGCAATTCGCACATTCTAAGAATTTCCAGAATGTGAGAGTAGGACACTTGATTCCTGCATCGTCGGGGTAGTTACAAGGCACGAGTTTTACTTTATTCGTGACTTGCTCTATCTCGCGAACCAGTACTTTCAAGGTCCTCCCAATCTCATACTCAGTCCAGCGCGCCAAAAGAGTATTGACGTACTTGTAGAGTATGGCCTCGTAGGTTTTAGAGCCTACGTTTGCCGGTCCATTCCGAGGTTGGAATGGACGAACGTCCACCCCGTGGTAGTAATCACCACCACAGGACTCCCTAAAATGGCCTTCGTGATAGGTTTTATCAAGATTTATCACGAAACCAAATTGCCCAAAGTAGTGGACGACTTCAGAGTGCATACGAGACGCATAGATCATATCGTCACCGTACACAGAAATTGTCCTACGATCTAAGCGGTTATACAAAGTTGCTTCGATCGCCTTGAGCAAACTTAGGAAGACCAACGTTTGAAGGGGAAACGTGTACCCAATGCCCATCGTACAAAACGTCAAGCTCTGTACAACAGTACCATCGGGTAAAGAGACAACCCCAATGCGAGATTGATTCAGGACTGGAACCAATCTGCAGGAAATAGTCTCTCCACAAGCGCAACGGTTATTGAATCCGAAGCGCTCGACAGGTCAGCCGTTGTGAACAAGTTGTTCACACTAGCTTGGCGTGCTAAGACTTTATGACGCTGTTGAAGCGTCTTTATGTCGAAGCCTTTCCTCTTCAGTCGTTTACGGATCATCTCACCCAAACCATAGCTCATGTAAGAGCCAATAGTGGTATTGGGCATGATTGCTCGCAAAGACTTAAACGTCTTGGGGACTAGCGCCAACGTCAGAGAACTCGTCACCTGGTAGGTGGACCTTTCCGGGTCACTACCTTTACACTTCGCCCAATATTCTTGGACGGAAGGTATCTGGCTCATTTCTGAGTCAAACCAGGCGATTTGTTCATGAGAGCCGGAAATGGGCAACTCCCAGCGGGCTGCTTCGCAAGCAGCACGTGCCGGTATGCCCACCGACGCTCTTCTTCCAAACCTACAGAGGTTGCGATGTTCTTCCTCGCTGTACTCGCCTAATGTTTTGGCGATGTAGCTCGCTGCAAGATCAAGAACCCTTTGCGATATTGCAGGCAAAGAGTCCAGGTCAACAGCAGCAAGCCGACGCTGAGTCTCCTTAAAGCCATCAATGGCTTGTTGAGTTAACTCTTCGTCGCTCCAGATATCCGTTTGGAATCTGTACCTCTTAAGCACTGATTGCAGTTGGTAGGTAGCTTTAAACGTTGCTACATCCATCTGAGAATCAGGCGTAGGATTTAGGCTTCGGATCTCTGCAACAGTTCCGTGACGAAGCACGTCATCGAATTCACTGCAGAAGCAAGGATCCATTAAGCCATCTTGGAAGTCCCTGACAAGGGAAGATGCGACTTTCCGCATCATCGTGTCCACAGAGAATTTCTCCTCTGTTTTAGCCCGTTTTCTCGGGCGGCGGTCTGCCATTTTCCACCTCCATGTGGTTCTGGAAAGGTGTGAGCCGGACCCTTAGGTAAGGGAACCGGTTGCCCAGAAGGCAGCCACGTCATCATCCACCAACAGCTGCGCGCCGATCTTATTCATCTCGGCGGCGTCGCTGGCAGTGACGGACGGGTGCATTTCGCGCTCAATCCGAATCGTGTTGAACACGATCCGGCCATCGGTCAGAACAACAGGAACAGCATACGAAATGCTCTTCTTGTCCTTTCCGTAAGCGCCAGACTTAACATCCAGGGTGGGCGGGCGATACTTCACAGTCGCCTGTCTCCTGGTCTGATAGACGGCATCCGCCGGCACTATCAGGTGCAGTCCGTTCTGGATGGTAACGCCATCGTCGGCGAATACCAGGGCAGCTCCGCCTGTGGACGCGACGGTCGCACCAGCGAGTAAGGACATCGTTTTCAGTCCCATGTGATTAACCTCCCTCGGGGTATTAGACCCGAGATTGTCAATGTCCAAAGCTTTTCAAAGAAGTCAGAATAGGCTTCACTAGAAGAGCAATGGCATCAACCGTTTGTAACTTCGTTGGCGGCTTAGCCAACGTCGTCGGTAGAGTGGGTACACCGGGATTTGGCCACCTTTGAACACGGTCTGTAGTTATCAGACTCGAGCCATAGGTACCAGTGACGTCAGTAAACTGACCTGCTGCAAATTCAACGCGTTCTTTGACTGTACCACTCGACAAGGTCGAGTGAGTCTTAGTAACGGTTGTACACCAAGATCCAAGTATTTCAATATCTGGATCAGGTGTAACTGCATCAAGCCAAGTCCCAACATTCACAAACCAGTCTACCACAAACGAATAGGGGATCAACTCCCACACAGTGGCCGGTATGTCCCTAGTCCGAAGACCATAGAACTTTGCGGTTTCGTGTGAAGCCGTACTGTTTTTAACACAGTAGATGACCCCTGCATTGGCTGATACCTCTTCTGTGAGGGAACAGCCTCCACTAACCTTCCATCCCTGAAATGGGTAAGGAAGGGTGACGTCCTGAAAGCTACCCGCAGATTGACGGGATTGCTTTTCAGACGCCCGGGCTACAAGGCGAGGCACATTCACTTTCTCTCGTTTAGAGAGGGTTCGTTTGACGATTTCATTACCGTCAAGCAGAATGGGCCTCCAGCCGTACCTATACTCAAGCCAGACATCTTTCGTAGCTTTGAGCATAGACTTAGCTGTTTTTCCGATAGTGCGATTCCTTGCTTTTGCCATGCGGCTAAGCAGATCTCTCGCATTACCGAAAGGACGACGTAGCATACCAACAGTTTGTCCGATCTCAGCGGCATTTTCGCCAGAAATTAGATTAGCGCGTTTAGCTCCGGCGTAAGCCCGAGTTAGCGCGATCGTCTGCATCTGATCGATATCTCCGCTTAAGGATCCGACGTAGTTGGCAGCCACTTGCTCGACGACAGCAGCTAAATCACCGAACCAATCCATAGTCGAACCACCCCAATAGGGGTATCCTCCATAATGGAATGACATAGGTGAAAACTGCCTGTCACGTTTCACCATATCCAGGTATCCGATGCAAATCTCCCCACGATTTCGCCTTGCGGCGAAGTTGGAAAAACTTACATCCTCAATCGAGGACACGTAACCAGATAGACAACTGGTTACATTTACAGGGGGGTTCTGCACGCCGTTTCCGTTAGTTAATACATAACCTAGCGGCGTGGAGACC